TCCCTCTGCTATTTTTTGATAATAACGACCACAACGAGAAAATTCATCCCCATAACTACGGTGCTCAAACGGGGTGGCCACTGAGCCTACTTCTAATTGAATCCCTGTTATATAAAAATCATTATCAGTGCTATCAAAACAATTAACTTGACCTGATGCTCTAGATTGAGCACCTGTACCCGCCCAAGTGGTTGCTAAATCACTCGTGTTACCAGAATTATAAGTGCTTCCCGCCATAAGCCAAATATATAATTGCAACCTATTGGCATTATCAGCAGTTATCGCTCCTGTAGTATCTGCTGGAAATAATATAGTTTTCTTTTCCCAAGTATTTGGCGTGTTTACTGTATAAGATTTACTTACACTTCTAGTATTACCAACATCTTCTAATTGAATAATATGTATACCAGCTTTTGGTGATTTTACATGAAAACTTAAAGCAAAAACTTTTGCATCAGATGAACCTTTTGCAAACCCTTGAACATCTTGACCTTCAATCCTGTGTTGAATAAAAACATAGTTATTTGCACTTGGAGAAGCGTTTGCAGTTGTTACATCGATTTTCATGCTATAACCAAATCCATTAGGGGTATCTGTGCTTTGTGATATTGTGTGTCTTTGAGAACCATTATTTGATGACCTGTATCTATCACACGCAAAGTATCCATTACTACCACCAATATCACTTGCTGAAGTTGATCTTTGCCAAACTTGCATATCTCCATTAATATTTACTCGTCTGTTTCCTAACTGTGAACCATGATTTGCAGATATATTGGCAGTACATGTTCCATCAGTATTATTAATACTTAAAGCAGCCGTTGTTGCTGCCACCCCTTTTATCGAATTTACTTTGATTTCGCTCATGGTTTTGGATACTTGTCCTTAATAGCTTTGATCTTAGTTTTCCAACCAGCTACACCACTATGATAAATGGTATCAAGCTGTTCTTCAATGTTTGGATATTCTGCTCTACGTTTAGATTTGTAACTATCGTTTTCTAAATCCCATGCAGCCTGTAGTGCAGCAAGTCCATTTGTGCAATCTGATTCTGTAGGTTTTGAGCCACCATCATGCACTACAAGGTTTGCATAGATTTTATTTTTACTATCTGTCCAGCCAAACCATTGTCCAGTTCTCACAGTAATAAGATAATCTTGAATGTGATTTGGTCTGCCTGTTACAGGGTCTGACATATTAAGTTTCTCCTAATTTAATAAATGTGTAAGAGTTTTCGTTTCTACTTGTATTACCTTTGTAAACTGTAGTTTGTACATAATAGTCATAGTATCCAAAAAGAACTTTATGAGTAGATGTATTTGTAACATCAAAAATACATTGCATAAATGCAGTATTTCTATTGTTATTAGCAGCATTACCAATGTATGATTTTGCCAATTCATATCCATTAGATTGGTTGCCATCTTGCATACCAAATATATAATGATAACCCCAATGAGTAGCTCCAGTAGATCTTTCACCAATCCAATGTACTTGTATTAGCCATTTTCCTGTTGAAGGAAAAGTCCAATGTCCAGTGCTACCATCTACAGACATTCCAGTACCAATTTTTTCAAAGTTTGTATCATTTCTTTCCCAGTTTGAAGTAATATTTGCAGCAGTTTGACCCATAGTAAAATCTGAAGTCACTCTCCATTGATCTGCTTCTGTTATTCCAGCAGCTATAGCAGGGGATAGTTTAGTAGAATCTAAAGAACTTTGACTTGTCAAAAGCGTTCCATCTGCAATATCAGGTAAACTTATAACCCTGTTATTACTTGATGATGAAGGTGCTTGGATACTTATAGACCCACCACCTGATGCTGCGTTTAATTTAATCTTTGCTGTCATTTATGCAGCCTCCAGGGCAGCTACTTTTGTTTCCAATACTTCAATTTTAGCAACAGCTTCCTGTAATGCAGCAGTAAGTAAAGGTACAAGTTTACTTTGATCTATTCCTTGATAAACAGGTTCATTATCTGAATCAACTTCATCTTTTGTTCCTGATATCGCTTCTGGTACGGCTGTGACCTCATGTGCAAAGAAACCATCAACTGTTTTATCTGGTTCAGCAATAAAATTAAATCTATATGGTTTTAATGTTTTTAATCTAGTAATTCCATCTGAAATTGAAACTGCATTTTCTTTTAATCTGTAATCTGAAGTTGCTCTATATTGTGTTGAAGATTGACCAAAATCAATTTTACCAACAACTGAACCACCAGTATTTTGAAATATTATACCAACACCATTCTGACCAGACGTAGCAGCAGCGTGTCTGAGAGTTATGCAAGTATGATCTTCCCCTGTGTTGTTCGTAGTTTGCTGAAATCTGGATACATTTGTACCTCCCTTAATTACATCTAAAAGTCTGTCAGGACTTGAAGTTCCAATTCCTACCCTCCCAGACGAATCAATACGCATACGTTCAGCACCATTCATGTAAGTAATCAACGAATCGCTACCATTAACTCTTAAATATGCGTTAGAAGTATTTTTATAGATTACGAAATCGTCTGTATTTGGTGTATCAGAATTATCTTGCAGTCGTATTGCAGCACCCTGCCCTGAAGGGCCTTTTAAATGTAGGGTAGTATAAGAACCAAAATTAGTTGGGGAAACACCTAAACCCAAATCGCCAGCACTATCAACAGTTACTCTAGTCGTTCCACCTGTATTTATATTTACAGTATCAGATCCAAAATTTATTCCTGTATTACTGTCTGTTCCCTGTAATGCTGGTGCGGAAGCTGATCCATCAACTCCAGAAATACCAGTTGTTCCGTTAATGTTTAAAGGCATAATTAAAGAATAACAAGAATTGCACCAGATGGCACTGTTACAGTAACACCTGAGTTAATTGTAGGGCTAACTGTATGTGCGTTTTTATTGGCAGTTAAAGTATATGATGTTGTTACATTTTGATCCGATTCAAAAAATACTTCATCATTACCTCCTCCTGTAGCTCCAGCACCGCCTCCCACAGCAGTAAACTCAGATCCGTTATATATTTCAGCAGAAGTAGTTGTGCTGTTGAATCTAAAGTCTCCTGTTGATGGCGAACCAGGTCTTTGTGCGGTAGTTCCAACAGGTATCTGTAAAGCTGTTGTGTAGTTATGTATAACATCTCCAGTAAATGTTGCTCCTGATAATGCTGCGTGACCAAAGTTTGCTTCATTTATCTTCCCAAGAACAACATAAGTTGCTGTATCACCCGAAACTGCTGTTGCTATTTTTAATTCATTAGTAGATGTATTTATGTGAGGCTGAAACTGAGCTATATTTGCTGCTCCTGATGGATCGCTACTTCCAGAACTTATTGTTCTTAATGCTTGAAATATTTCATTTAACTTCGCACGAACCGCAGCACCCGTTCCGTTGGCGGTTTGATAATTATTACCTGTTTCGCTGGTAGTAGATCCTGGTCTAGCCATTTATAAAACAAATATTGATTTCATTCTAACTTGCTTTACCAAATCCGACAGCTTGATATGTAAAATTCCTATCAACTGAATTATTTGATGAGTTTTTGAAGTGTACACTAAATCCCGTTCCAGTGACATTAGTAACCTCGAAGAAATCTCCTGATGCCATATTATAAGCTGTAATACCAACAGAAGGCAAACTACTATTTACACCACCAAGTCCCGAAGTCCCTGTAAAGAAAGCGTGTTGGAACGTGACTGCCTTTGCTCCTGCTCCACTTGCTATGGTTGCAGCACTTTGTTCAGTTCTTCGTTGCATAGAAGCTGTGTAACCTAACTGGAATACTCGAATATCCTGTGCTGGATCATCACTTGTTAAATTTACTTTAAATTGAAAACCTCTTCCTTTATATGTCCCGTTAGCAAATGTCTGAAATGCAGTATAAGTAGGAGATCCAGTATTAGGATTATCCTGAGTAACACGAACTTGCATAGTTGCATTTACTTTTGTTGCAGTTAATCCTTCAAAATCACCTCTTGCATCTAAATCTGGGATTGAATCGAATAAATCAGATGGATAAAATGCTTCTGTTAAAAAATGACGTTTTAAATCTAAGCTATATACATCTCCTAAATCTAAAGTGGTAGTTCCTGGTGCTCCACCAAACTCATAGGTTCCTAACGGAGAAATGCCTCCAACATCATCCAATGAACTTTCAGCATCAAAATCTGCAATACTATCAAACTGTCCAACACCAGTTAAATTTAAGGAGTTTGTTATAGCATCAAAAGCAACATTAGTTTTTGTTCCTTGAAACTTAGGTACATCTTGATCTTCTCTTCTTGTCTGGATTAATTTTGCATCTAAGTTGTCTGGTAAATCTAAAATTACACTTGCTTCACCAGCACTGAATCTACCTCCATCATCTTGAAATTTTAAGATATATTCTCCCTCAAGATACGGAACTTCTGCCTGTGTTGTATTACCAGCTAATGCTTCGATCAAGTCAGTAGCATTAGAAAAAGAACCGCTTCCGTCAACTTTTGAAGAGTGTCTTACATAAACACGACCACCATGAGTAACATCTAAATCTGTTGCTAAATTCCAACGTAATCTTACTAATTTTTCATTTATAGGTTCAGCAGTAAGACCTGAAACATCAGTAGGAACAGCAGTTTTACCTATAGTTGTAAAGGTTTCACTAACATCTGTAGCACTAGGTTCTAATGCAGCATTTAAACTACGAACAGATACTTCATAAGCTCCTATCTGTGAATTAATAATCTCAAAATCAGGACTACTGGTTGTTACAGAAACAATGTTATTATCTTTAAATCTATAATTAACTAAATAATTTGAAACACCAGTTACAGGCTGCCATCTAACAATTAATTTAGACACAGGTTGATTATTAATAAGAACTATAGTTTCATTAGCTGATAAACCACTAGGAGGGGGTTTAAGAAGATTTAGAGTTGTTATTTGTTGTACTGGAATTGGTTGGTTATCTTCAATAAACGCATATTTTTCATTTACATAAGCTAATGCTGTTATTTTATAATTAATGCCATCAAATTCTTCAACAGACATAACTCTAAATGATTGAGCGGAAACAGTATCATTTTCGAGCAACCAAACACTATTAGAATTTGGTGTCTGACTTAAAGCACTAGCCAACGTAATTACTTTTCCTGATATTCCAGTTATATTTTTAGTCTCAACTGTCCCATTTGGTAGTATTACACTTAATTTAGGATTATTTTCATTAGATAAATCAGTCGCATCTGAATCATCTACAGTTATTTGAGTTGTTGTAGCACTAGCTATTCTTCCTCCTCTTCTTACACCTGATCTTGCTGGATCGGCAACACTAATAATCGTTCCAGGTCTAACAACTACTCCTGATTCCATTGAAGCAGAAAAATTAACAACTTCTGTTTCTCTTTGTTCTGTAAATAATATTGCTTTTGCGAATCTTCTAGCTTGACCTCTACTTGTACAACCTAATGCTTTAACTCTTTTTAAATGATGTCCATATTTATTTTTATAAGCTGCTTCTGCCTCAACTTCTTCAAAATCTAAATCTCTAGTTTCCATATTGAAGAAAGAAACCGCAACAACTGTAGCTCTAGTTTTTAAACTGCTTCCCGTATAACTAAATCCTTCTTGTCCAACATTAGCCAAGGTAAATAAATAGCTTGGGTCTTTTGGACTATCTTGAGTAAGAAGTAATGCTCCTTCAGACCAAATAGGCATACATCTCATTATTCCTGATAAAGTTCTTATGACATCAAAAGCCTCAACACTCGTCTGAATATTTATGTTGCAAGCAAATCTAGCTTCCTGTCCACCGAATCCATCATCAACAAGTTCATTTGAAAACTTACTTGCAGTTACAAAAGAAAATAAATCTAAATTACTATCAACAATATGATTACCTAGCCCATACCTAGTATTAGTTAAAAGGTCGAGTAAAATTAAACTTGGGCACGTTGTCCATTGGGCAGCACCCATTACACCATTAAAAATATAGCCAGCAGGATAAACAACTCTTCCAGTTTGTAAATCTACAGTTGGAGTGCCCGATGAGTTAGCTCCCGCACCTGGAATCCTTACTTTTACTCCTCTTACTTTAAATTTTCTAGCAGGAATCCTGCTAAAGAACTCTGAATCTAAACGTAATCTTGTGTAAGCACAATCAGGATATGTACTTGAATCATCTTCTAACTCTGAAAAAGATTGCCAAATTAAATCTCTTGATATTTTATCTGTGCTATTCGCAGATGTTTTTGTAACACGAACATCAACAGGATGAGCACCTGTAAGAGCAATTCTATATTCTCTATTATAAGCATCTGCTGTTCTTCCTCTAATAGTATCGGAAAGAACTGTGGTAAAACCGCCCCCATTATATTGAATTTGAATATTAAAACTTAATTGTGAACCTATAATGTCTCCATCATCTTGAATTTCTTGCAGAAGAGGTGCAGTAACAGTAACTTTTACCGCATCTAAATCACTGTTATTAGTAAGCTGTCTAGTTAAAGGAACACCATTTGAAACTTCTAAGCCGACATTGAAAACAGAAGAACTTCCAGAAACTTTTGACATTTTAGTTTGGGAACTCGTTCCAAAACGAACATCAAAGTCTACATTTTGATGATTAAATTCAGCACTTTGTGGGTTAGTTGAATCAGCAGTAGCAGCTAAAATAGGAGTATCATCTAAAAAAATATCTTTTTTTGCAGCATTAAAGTATGCAGTTGTTCCTTTGGTTCTACCTTCTTTTGACGGACTTGAAAAACCTTCTATTTCACCTTCAGAAATAAGATCAAGTAAAGTAGCAAACTGCTTACTATGTAAGTTATCTGGAGTAATAGTCGGAGGGCTACCCCCTCCTCCCTTTCTACTTCTTCCACCACCAGCACCAGCAATATTTGGCCCTAATCCTGCATTATGAACACGAATTGTATTAGCAATAAAAGTATGATGTCCTTCAACAGTTAAGTTGTAAACAGTATGATTTCCAATAGCCTCACGTTCAATTATTGGTCTTAAATGACCAAACTCATCAACTAGACAATCATCAGTTCCTAAAGTATCTATACCAACAAACGCATTGAATTGATTTAATACCCAATGATTTGGTGTTGCATCTAAAGTTTTACCACCCCAAATTGTGTATTTAACAACTGGTTCGTTTTCATGCTCATGTACCTTTAAAACTTTGGCATGATAGATAGTGCCTTTATCATCAAAACTAGAAACAATATCACCAACATTTATTTCTTTTATTGGTTTTGAACCACCTGGAATAGATACAGGAGTATCACCAGTAAAACAACCGCCACCACCTGATCCCTGTATATACTTGCTGTTAGTCATACTTGTACCGCTTCTGTATCTACATCACCACTTATAACAACTGATCCTGTAAATATTTCACCATAAACAATAGGAACTGGAGTACCAGCCCTTGCTGTATTTTGCGTACCAGAGAAATTAAATGAAATTTGTGGGTTATCTTCAAATGTAGGCTGTTGAGTTGGAAATAACATTTCGCCAACACCCGAAATAACCATGCCAGCACCAATAGCACTTAATCCTGTACCAATAGCTGTACCAATTCCTGTACCAGCAGCAGCACCAAGAAAACTTGTCGTACCAAATAATCCTGCACCTGGAAAAAAGAATGACGCACCAATTAAAAATGCTCCTGTAAGAAAGCGACCAAAACCACCTCCTGCTCCAGATATTACTGGAACGATATGAATATCTTGTTGTCCTATTGGATAATTTATTTCATCTTTATTTATTTCATAATTGCCAATTTTTACCTGATAAAGTTTGGGGTTCATATAGGCTTCAACTTCTGGAAAATTATTTACTAAAAAACTAATAGCTTGAGGTAAATTATGCACTTTCACTTCAAATTCTTTATGGCCTACAAATTTAGCCAATTCTCCATATAGCTTTAATTTACGCAACATAACGATACCGCCCTCCTGTACATTTTAACAACCAAGGTGAGTATGGCTCTCTACAAGATAGTCTA